TATTCAAATGTATGGTTACCAGATCTAATAGTAGATGGTCTGCGAAGTTCTACTTGCAGAGTCCAACCTGGTTCTCCAGGATTAAGATCAATCTTTCTTACTTCAGCACTACCAGATTTCGCTGCCAGGTTTGTAAGAACAATATCATTGTTGCTACCATCAATTGGGTTAGCAACATCTCTGTGAACGATAGTATTATCACCAATACCATCCCAATCCCACTCAATTTCATTAGTCAGATATTCATCAAGGAAATATCCAAGTGCTTCTTTGGTAATACTAAATGTTTTATCAGTTGGTAAGTTAATATTGCTGTTTGTACCATCCTGTGTCTTGACTTGACCAATAACAACTGGATCAGCAACACTCTTTGCAATAATAGGATCACTAACAACATTATCAATGTCAATCTGTGGATACAGATCCTCAATCTCTTGACTAAATCTGAATGTATTGTTTGCAAGAGCATCAGCGCTGGCAGTTGGACTACCATTGATATAAACAGATCCTTTTAGGACAGTAAGATAATAGATTCCAGGTGTCTCAACCTCGTTGACAGAATCATATGAGAATTCTTGCTCTTCTTCTACTTCATAGATGTAGTAAACATCATTGTACTCATGTCCAGAGATTCTATCATAGATGTTAAAGTATGGATCGCCAACAGATTCTCTTTTACGAGGTCTTGAGGAATCATGAGTTTCTCTAGTAACACTATTAAGAGTACCTGGAGTTGCATCACTACCAAGTGCTGTAATATAGATGTTTAACAGAGTATCTGCAGCGGAGATTACATTAGCACAACCACCTGGTGTGTTTGTCAATTGCTCTTCACCAGTAATATACTCGGGAAGCAAGTTACCTGGTGAGTTACCCCATACCTTTGCATTAACAGGTGCTCCAGTCACGCCATTGTTAATAACGTTATTGAACATCATTCTAAGACCATCAAACAAATCAGTTCCACCGTTCAATGTGGATACAGAGTTGATAATTGTTACAGTTTCATCTCTTTCACCTTGAATACCTGTTGCACCAGCAGCAGCACCACCTACAGCGTAGTATGCTGCACCATCATATGTTCTAGCATTACCACCATATCTCAGGTCATATGCAATAGTTTCAATAATTCTAACAATATCTTGTTCACAACTTGTAGTCGCATCAGCGTCTGTGTTAGGAAGATTTCCTCCACCAACATAAGTTTTATATCTACTTACAACATCTTGTGCCATTGTCTCCTTATTCAGAAGAAGCAGGTTTGCAGCATCAGTAAATCTATCACCGATACCGAATACCTCTCCCTTCTTAGGTTGGATAACATAACCTGATTGTGGGAATGATGGTAAAGTTCCATCTTCACCACGGCGAGTGACGTAACGCAATCTAAAAATCTTATCATCATCAACTCTTTCATCTACCAATCTGGTGATGTAAGATGTTGGAGTTACAGAGATTAGGGATGAACCATATCTTGTAGTGTTAGTGCTCAGAATAGAATAGATATCATTATTTGAACTACTTACTCTAATATACCAGTTGTTGAGAGTATAGTCATACTCAAATACATTATTAGTAGTTCCATCCTTCTGAATAATTGCAGTTTGTACAGTTTGCTCTTGAGCACCAGCAGTTGCAAACAGAGGAACGTAAAGAAGTTCTTGTGTTACTGCTCCTGTCTTATCAAGATTCTTATATCCAATCTTAAATTCACCAGCAAGTGAAGTCAAAGATCCACCAATTGTAATTTCTGCAGGAAGACCACCAGTAGAAGGTGATGACAGAGTTACTTTATCCCCAGGTTGTAAAACACCATAATCTTGATTTTGGAACGTTGCAGTAGCAACCTCTCCGTTGGAAACGGTAATAGTAAGGTTCTTACCTGTTCCAACACCATTCAAGAATGCTTCGTAGTTACCTCCAGTAAATCCAGTTCCAGGAGCAGTAATAGCGAGTTCTGTGGTTCTACCATCAATGTATAATCTGGTATTTGGATTTTGTGTATTGGTCTGTGTCTTTACAACATCAAGAGATTCCCAGTACACATTGGTAGGTGCTGCCTCAATGTTTCTTGGTGGAATGATATGTGTAATCTCACCAAGAGCATCTTTGTTAAATGCTTTATCACTAAATCCAATGGATCTCATTGAGTTTGATCCAAAATTGGAGTTAGAGTTGGTAATTGACATGTCACCACCATCTTCAGCGATGAAGTGATCAGCAAAACCAACAGCAAAGACAGAAACTGCCTGAATTACAGCACGATTAGATGCTTTAACGTGGAAACTTCTCGCCTCTGGTTTGTAAATTGCATTGATATTAGTGTGACCACCTTGTCCAGCAGCAACATATTGCTCAGCGTTATCATCATAAACGTAGAATGCACTATCCTCTTTTTGAAGAGAAATTCCAGTATATTGAGCTACAACCATTGACTTGAATCCAGTCGCTCTGGATCCATCAGCGTGCATACCACAGGTTCCATAAGTAGAACGCAGTGAGATGTTAAAGATATATGGAGATGCAGATTCTACGGTATCAATCTCAATCTCTACCTTAGCACTAGCACCGATGGTTGCTTCATAAGTGATCTGAGTACCACCAAGAACAGGGTCAGCATCAGAACCTGCTTCGTAAGTATCAAGTTGAGAAACTTCTGTTGGAGTAAGAATAAACGTAAATTCACTTCTACTAATAACAGAAGACACTCTCTTTTCACCAGAGTAGAATCCATTGGTATTTGCAGAGTTGGTAATGAAATTACCATTACCCTTAATAGAAACAAAGTTTCCAGCAGTAAGGTTCAACTCTTCTGCAAGAGTGACTGTTACTGTTGTTGCGTTTCTTCTTACCTTTGTAATTTCAACACTATCAGAAAGAGGACCAACAATTCTGTTTTCTTGAATCTTAGGTTCAATCTTCTCAGAGTTAATCAGAGTGATTGCATCAGAAACCTTTCTATAGAATACATGAAGATCATGCAGAGATGCATATTCAAAAATAGTCAGTTTTGTATGACTAAAGAATGGGGATACTGTTGCTGGCCATGCTGTTGTATGAGCAACAGGAAGTACTGGACTGGAATTATAAACACCATTAGTATCACCATCAAAGATACTAAACTGCCAGAAATAACATCCACCAGTAATTCTGAACAGTGCAGTTCTTGTATTGTCATCTTCAAATGGAACCTGCAGTGTTCCTTGAATACCACTAGTTGCAGCAGAATATGTGTGTGGTTTAGAGATGTTTACAGAGAATGTTTGACCACCAAGAGCAGTTTCAAATGAAGTGATTGTTGTACCAGGTTCAATCAGATTATTACCATTAGCATCTTGAATACCTGTCTTAAACTCAGCACCAACATAAATGTCGTTAAAAGTACACTGAGTTGCTTCACCACCACTTACACTGTTAATTGTAATCTCAGTTCTATTTGTTGTGTTAACATCAAAGTTAACCTCAATACTAGTTGCTGCAGTATTATTACCGCCACCAGGAACATATTTTGGTCTGAGTTTTGTTTTTCTTAGGTCAAGACCAATGATTGATACACCTCTAGGGATGATTAGACCACCTCTAGTTGCGTTGGTAATTCTAAAGAGATCTGCATACTCTTTAGTTGAGTTACTCCATCCAAGATTACCCTCAGAAGCAAGTTCTGTAAACGCAGTATCTACGTTTGGAACAATATTGTTACTACCATCCAACTTAAGTGCATAAGATCCAGGACGGTTATCAACAATATGATCACCAGGATAAAGAAGAATTGTAAATTGGTCAAACTTATCATCAGCGTTACCTGCACTGACGTAAGAGTATCTTGCTACTTCAAGAACTGCACGTGCAATTGTCTTGAAAGGTCTGATGGGCGAATTGCCTTTATTATCAATTGCATCAGTTGCATCAAAGTCATCAGGATTAACGTAAAGGATTCTACCTTCAACTGATGAAATGATATTTTGAAGTCGTGTTAATGCCATTAAATTGTCCTAATATGACACGGATCTATTCTTAAGTTATTTATATCCTTTACGAACCTTCTTCAGTTCCTTCAATTCAATCTTGATATTCTGATATGCAGTTTCACCATCAATTCTACCAGCAAATTCCATAGCACAAATCATTTCAACTTTCTTTCCAAAGTCATAGATTGCTTTATCAAATTCATTTTGATTACTGTACATTCATTTCTCCTATCTTATTTACTTTATCTAGGTATTCTTCATACGGAACCATCACGGCATTATTTTTGCCATCAGTAATACCAATGGTTTCACCTTCTTCTACCCGAGTCATTAACTCGTCCCAGTTCTCTTGCCAGTATTCGATAGTGTAAGTGTCCATGGGTATTAAATTGTAAACTCCTCCACCTGGACTCGAACCAGGGACAGGGTGATTAACAGTCACCTGCTCTACCAACTGAGCTATAGAGGAATGAGTGGAGAATAGCGGACTCGAACCGCTAACCCCCTGCTTGCAAAGCAGGTGCTCTACCAATTGAGCTAATCCCCCACAAAGCCAAATAACGGACTTGAACCGTTGACCTACGGTTTACAAAACCGTTGCTCTATCCATCTGAGCTAATTTGGCGTTGCTTTTCTTCTTTATTTAATTTGAAGTACATACTATAGTACTTTTTCTTCATTTTGTCAAGGGTATTCATGTCCTCTTCAAACCCCATATACTTGAGGTGTTGATAGGTTCCTTCCATCTCCCCAATAAGGAGAAGAAGATGGATGGGAGTTACTGGTCTACCCCCTTTAATGAAATATTCGTTTGGTATCATACTGGTGGTAAGACGGAAACTTCATCCAATTCAACTGGAAACAGCAGTGGATGAAGTTCTTCCATCATAAGGTACTCACTATTGCGAGTCAATTGTTCAATGTCAATCGGGTCTTCGCTATCTGCGATTGCCTTTACATAGGGGTCGTCTTTGTCAACCTCTGGAACGTCATCATAAACAAAGGGCATACCATTCAGAAAGTAAACAAGGACGATTCCTATGTAATTAATATGTCTGTAATCGCATCTAACTTTAAACATCTCTCTCTAGTAGGAGCGGGGGGACTTGAACCCCCACGGGCACAATGCCCAGCGGATTTTAAGTCCGATACGTCTACCTATTCCGTCACGCTCCCAATGAAGAGATTAGGAGTCAGAAATCATAGTTGATCTCAACTCGGTCAGAAGCAGTGCGTACCAGTTTCAAAAGTTGCTGGAATTGATCGATTGTCTCACAACTGATTACTTTTTCGTTACCCATGTCGGAGAAGAGGGTGAATGTCTTGGAGGGAATACTCACCGTCACAAGAGCAACGTATTCGTCAGTGAACATAATGTGTTTGTGTTGAACATAATAAGTATACCACGGGGGTTGGTCTTTGTCAACCCCTTAGTTAAGGTAGACACCTGTGAGACAGTCCACATCAAGGTACGGACCACCTGCAAAGAAGTTACCAACACCCAGTAAAGCATTTAAACTGATGCCACCGAGGGCAGTGTTGACCATAAATGCAGGTGTCACAGGGGTGACTCCACCAGTTGGACTGATGCCAGCAATATTATGAATCTCTTTACCACCAACATTAAACATACAGTCAGCAGCAATATTTACCTCAAAGTTAGAGGCACCATTGAAACTGATTGTAGATCCAGGTGTTAATGTATTAATGGTAAATCCACCAGCAATATTATGTACGACTGCACCACCTAGAACATTAGTTTCAAGGTTTTGACCACTGGTTGCTACCTTGTTTGCCTCTATTTGATATGTACCCAAACATTTAACACCATAATCATTAGCATTCATTACAAATTTATTCTTAACGTTGAGAGTATAAGTACCATCAACTGTCTCAAACTTATCACCTTTAACATGTTGATGCATATCACCCTCTACTAAAAGGTGAGCATTACCTACAACATTGATGCACAGTCGATCACTAAGATCTTTTTGCTTAGCATCTACCTTTGAACCTGCCTTGACGTTAACATGTCTTGCGGCAATAACATTAACGTCTCGTACTGGTGAATGGACTTGGACATCACCGTTGGCAAACATTTTGATGTATGCACCAGTCAATCCATGTCTGAGGTTAACATACTCATTACCCTCGGTTTCATTCATCTCCCACTTGTGACCAATAGAAGTTACCTTCTGTTTGTTGTGAGGATAAGCACTTTTGCCGTTCTTGTCATTTTCATCTATTTTATCAACTGCCTTTTTTGTTTTAGGGTCCAGTTGAGATGTATCTCTTATTTTATGTCCCATGATTATTCTCCTGGATGACCAACACAATCAATAATAGTTCTGTACTCATCATAGTTATTAAGGTAATCCTTAGAATCTTTTCTAGGTATAAATTTCAAAATAGGTTTGATAACTGCTTTTCTTTGTGCTCCAGTTCCAACTGTGCTACCACAAGACATGTAAACTTTTGGAAGAGTGGTAAATCCAAATCCTTCTCTAACAACTTCAACACCAATTAAGAATCCATTTTCAATAATAGGTTTCAGTTCTGGAAGAACTACCTCATTAGTTTCATTCTTTCCTGGTTCTACAATAATAGCACAACTTTCATCATATCCACCTGCAGTTTTAGTCACTACTGGTGGATTGTTTTCAGTGATAATACCTAACCAAAATTCATTGCCCGTATATACACCGTGGATATTTTCATAGTTTGGATTTCCATCTGGGTCTGTAGAGACCACTTCTGATGTTGATACAGATCCATCAAAATAGGGATATCCACCGCCACTATCAATAACCACAATGTCTTTAACACCACCATTATCATCTAGAATTGTTGAAAGTTCTGCACCACCACCCCATCCAGGAGCAGGATATACAGTAATGTTTGGTGGATTATCTAATCCAAATCCAGGGTTAGTAACAACACCACCAACAACTTCACCATAATCATTGATTACTGGGATTGCATATGGAGTTGGGTTGCTAGGATCATAATTTGGTTGTGGATATGGACTAAGACCTCTGTCAGATGTACTTCCTCCACCAGATGTAGGTTCGTAAGAAATCAAACCTCCTTTTAGTTTAAACTGATTGAGTTCGTTTTGAAGTCCTGTAAAGAACATATTTGGAATCATAGGGAAATTGAAACCTGTTGCTTTACTACAATCCAGTGTTCCCTTCACAACATTACCACTACTATCTCTAATCTCTGTTCCCTCAATTGATGCAAGGAACGAATCAGATCCATATAGTGCAGTATTAACTTCATTTGGCAACCCACCAAATGTCTCTAATCTATTGAAGAAAGCATTAACAGAATTGTCTGGTCTATCACCAACACCAGTGGTGTAATCACCAATACCCAGAATACAAGCAAGATTTCCATCACAGAACATACTAACCAAGTTACCAATCTGTGTAAGGAAACCACCATTAAATCCACCCAGTCCACCAATAAGTGAAGTAATCTCACCAAGAGCACTTAAAGCATCACCAATTCCGTTTTGGATTTCTGCTACGATACCTTTAAGAATGTTGCTGACCTGACAGAATGCGGTGTTAAGAACATCTTCTACTAATGAAGTAAGGATATCAAGAATAAGACCATATACTTTTTCAAGCACTGTTTGGAAAATACACTTGATAATCTCAAACAATACGTCAGCAAATGTCATTCCAGCAGTAATTGCTACGCCTCTACCTGTTGGAGTAGCGGTGAGTCCTGCAATAAGTGGAAGTAAAGTTGTCTCAAATAATTTCTTAAGTTCGGCAACTACAAGAGCTTTGATATCACCAAGCATCCCATTGACAGAGTTTGCCAATCTACCAAAATATCCTGAGATGATCTCGGCAGTTCTAGTGATATTACCAGTTAACTTATCAACTAAAACACCACCAACAGATTCCTGCTGTTGTAAGAACTTAAATAAATCTCCTAAAATTCTAGAAATCTCATTTTCAGGTCTTGGTCCACACTTTCCATTTGAAACAGCAATTACAACCTTTTCATTCTCAGATTGACGTTGATCTGCGTTACTAGGAGTTCCTGTATTGGAACCTCTATTTGATGGACCATGACCTTGAGGAGATTTATTTTGGTCTCTGGTCTTTAATACTTTTTCTACTGAGGGGAAGTGATTTGTACCACCAATATCATCCAATCTATCTTCATATGGTTGATTTTTATCAACAATACCAAGAGATCCCATAACCAATGGTTGTTGAGCACTCTCACCATCCATAAAAGTACCAAGAACCCACATGCCGTTTTCCAGACCATGTGTAGATCCAGCACTATCTCTGGTAATCGATTCAGTTGTAGGCATCATAACAGATGCCCATGGGAGATCTTTAGGAGGTAGATTCTTTCTACTCCTAGTATGATATCCCATGATTCTAATCTTCACACGATATGACTCGTCGTTATCTGGAAGTTCAGTTCCATCAATGAGAGTTTCCCCATCACCTTCAACTTGTCCCACCCAGAGACGATTACCTTGTGCTCCGAACCAATAGTTAGATTCTAGTGTTGGTGCTCCCCCTAACATAGTTAATTAATTATCGTGAATTTTACATTCAGGTGCCCCTGGTTCTTGATCGCAATAAAGTTCTAATGCTGTTGGATCATGATGGTCACCTGCTTCGATTTCTGCCTTATGATGCTCGACATATTCCTCTAAGTCGTGCAATTCCTCTTCGATGTGACGACGCTGTTGCGGAGAGGTCATGGGATTCTGAAGAATCTCTTTGTCCTTCTCAATATGGGTTTCGATGTTTTCCATTTTAGAGTCCGAATGAATCTCGTGTAAGTGTAAGGTACGTTTTTAACTTGTCCTCGCTCTTTGTATATAGGTGAGTGAGGTCAGCAATAATGTAGCGACCTGAGTGCTGCGTGTCAATGTTGCCCTGTGAATCAAAAAATTCTATCAGCACAGGATCGCCTGCATGTAGATCCATATTACCAACATTACACGTAACTGTCAACACCTGGTTCATAAAGATGCCCAATCTAGATACTGATTGCAACACAGTTTGTCTAAAAATCTCAGCATCCTCACTTTTATCTTCTGTTGATCCAGCAAATAATTCCTTGTTAAAAGAAACCATCATATTTCTAGTAGCATATTTACTATGAACTGCTGGAGATTCAGGAGCGACTGGTTTTAGGTCCTCTTTCATAGCAGGACTATTCATTGATGGTAAGTAATTACTACTACCAATTTTATTCCATGTTGGGTATAAATCTTGCAATGTATACTTTTCAGTTGACATTGTACATTCAGTAATATCAAAGAACTCAATTTGACCTGAGTAGAATCCTTTATCAAAATTTTGAACCATATCAATAGTATTGACAAATTCAGGATTTTCTATTCTAAATGCATCTTGTGTAGTGCTAGTTCCAGTGCCAGTAGTGAATGTACATTTATGACCTGTTTGTCCAGATAATTTGTCTACAGAAACGTAATTATACTGATCATATGTCTCATAGAACAAGAATCCAGCACTAGTATAATTTCCACCTGCCGCCGTAGATTTTTGATCATCACCAATAAATTTATTTCTTGCCCAAATCAACACATCAAGAGGTCTTGAGTTAGGTGGAATGAAACTAATTTTATTGATACTCCTCTGTGTAAATACTCCTTTCTTTGTTTGACCAAGTTCATTAACAATGATATCTCCAGCTAATTGATCTGCAGTTTGATTTTCATATTTTTTACAAACTCTTTTCTGCATAGAAAGAATTGCATCTTCTCTACACAACTCAACAGTAAGTGATTTACCTGTGTCAATAATTTGCTTACTATGAACATTATACGCATATAACGGACCATTCTTTGAACTGGTAGTAAACTCATACTTCACACCATTTTGAGTGTCAGTAAAAATAACCTCAAACATTTCCATACCAACAAGTGCATTTGAAAATTTACTTGTGGTATCCATAAGTTGTAGAGTAACAGTCAGGAATTTATCAAATAAACCCTCTCTGTATTCTAATTGTAGAACTGCTCCTTTATCAATTGTAACGGTAGTACCGTCTTGAAACATCACTCCAACGGAGTCAACTCTAAAATTTCTAATTTGATATGGTGTTGTCATAATTAACTCCCTGGTTGTTGTGGTGCTCTTCTACCTGATGGTACTGATAATGGTCCCATTTCTGGTTTTACGACTGGTGCTGGTGCTGGGAACAATCCTGGCAGCATCTGTTGCAATAAATTTCTTTTTGGTGATGCCTCTGGTGGTTGTTGTTCTCTTGCACTTCTTACTTCTGGTTGTACTGTTTGTTGTTTTCTAAACTCTGCAGCAAGAGCATCAGTATATTTTGTACCTTTAGTTCCAAATCCATCAGAACCAACCTGCCCCGTCTTCATCCAATTTTCTGCACCACCCATACCCTGGTTATGTGCATAACCAAGGATTTGAAGTTTTCTCTGTGGTGTTGCATTTGCATATTCAGAATTACCCATCAAATAACTATGATTTGCCTTAGTAAATCCTGCCATCAATTGTTCTTGTAGTGCAGGATCGTTCCTAAATGCCTCTCGTGCTGCTGCACTGTGACCAGGATCTTGTATACCAGCATATCTAGCACCGTCTGTTTTAGCGGCAGCACCAAGCTGATACCTACCATCGTAATGATCTTCTGATCCACCCTTAATATCATATCTACCACTAGATTCAATTTGTGCAACTGTATTTCTGTAAGTATCCCAATCCTCTTTAGAGAATCCCATACTCTTATACAATTCATCTGCCTCTACCGCACCACCTGCTTGTCCCTGAGATTCCACTGGGTCATTTACTGGAGGTGGTGGTGTTGGTCCAGTACTTGGGGGTAAAGTTCCTGCTGCTGCAGGTGATATTCCAAGTAAAGAATTTAAGATATCACCAAGTTTCTTCTGAATCTTTTCAATAACATTTTGATCTTCACCCATATCAAGTTTCATCCCACTTAAACCTGAAGAGTCAGCAACATTTCTGTAGATGTTTTTAATAAACTGCTTTCCAGTATCTGGTAAGAATGCTGCAAATGGTGAAATAATACTATTTGCAAACGACAATACACCTGCCGCTGCTGCTTTTTGTGGTAAGGATATTACTGATGATAGTGGTTTAGTTAATTTCCTTACTTTTGTATTTCCTATAGGTGGTTTAGAAATAGGTCTAAGTGGTTCATGCTCACCACCAACAAATTTACCACCTTCTGCTGCTGCCCTTAAAGGCATTGGTTGTGGTCTTTGATAACCAGGATCACCAGGAATATTAGTATTCCTCAGTGGCATCGGAGCAACAGCAGGTGGTGTTGCTGCTGGAGCAGGTTGCTGCATAGGTTCTGCAGCAGGTTGTTGCATAGGTTCAGGATCTGGAGTTCCTAATCCACCAGATTGATCAGCAATGCTGGTTGGTTCTTCTGGTATTGGTTCAAGTGCAGGTTCTTCATCGAGATCTTTTTTAATTTCATTAGGAAATACATCCAAGAAATCCCACCACTGATTTTCACCCTCATTCTCTCTATCCCTTTCAAGGAAAGGTCTCAATCCCTCAATTAACAGCGGCAAGGTTGCAGTAATACCAGCAGCAACTAAACCACTAATTAAACTCTTTTTAAGAGGACCTGCTTTCTTTTTCTTACCTTCCTCATCTACAGGTTTTAATCCAGTTGCATCATCTGCAGAATCACCCTTTTCAATTGCTCTTTCTCTCAGTTTTGCACTAAGTGCTGCAGTTAACTGCTTATCAATTTTTTTCTTAAATTGAAATCTTTCTTTATTGACTTTATAAAGATCAAAGAGTGCTTCTCTCGTTTCAACTACATTTGTCATAATCTCAGTAAGAGATGCACCTACTCCCATCTCTTTGGCATCCATTCTAGCACTTTTTCTTTGAAGTGCCTTCTTACCTTTAGTTTTTCTTCTTTTAGTTTTAGTGGGTTGTGGAAGTGGTTCATTTCTAATTTGCTCAAGAACCTCATCAAGTTTAGTACCTAATTGATCATTAGTTTCACTTTCCCAATCTTCATCATTCTCAGGTGAATATGTTTGTTTAGGAGGTTCCTTTGGTCCCTGCATAGGTTCAGGACCAGCTGGTTTATTGTACTGGAACATTCCAGCAATTCTTTTCTCTTCCTTTGCTTTAAATTTTTCTACTTTTTTATTATATTCCTCTACTGCCTCATCAAATTTAGCATCATACTGTTTGACAATATCACTAGGTTCATATGGTTCTTGATCATTCTCACTAATAAAAGCATCTGCCATATCAGTGAGATCATTGGTTTTACCTTGTGCAAGAGCATTATCAACTACTGATTGTTCTTTTTCACTAAGAGAGTTGTAATACTTAGAAAGCAGGGTAATCTGCTCATCGGAAAGTTGTCTAGTCCTTTCTTTTCCGATTTTAAATTCGTATGCCTTTCTTAACTTCTGTGGATCCATTGCCATTATCAGTTACCTAATACGCTTGCATGACCCCATGCTGGAGTGTTGAAAAGTATTGATCCACTAGATGGAGAAGTAAGTGGAATTGGCATTGGAACAATAGATGGTGCTGGTGTTCCCTGTTGCTGTGCAATTCTTTGGTTAAGTGCTTGAACGAACATATTCTCTTCCGCTTCAATGTTGGGATCTTCACCTACTGTGGTATCTTTATTTAGTGCTGATACATCAACACTTCCTGATTTTGCAGTTCTAACATCACCATGACCTGTTTTTAAAAGAACATTTCCTTGATCATCTGTCAGTGTAACAAATGCACCATACGCTCCACCTTGTGAATAATTTACATCAGTGCCCCCAACCGTTGGAATAAGAATGTCTTGACCTTCTACACTACTTCTAAATCTACCTTTACCTCCAGTATCTTGAGAATCCTTAATAAGAGGAGCATAATAATCAATACTATTGAAACCGCCTTGATCAATGGCACGTCCTCTAGGAAGATTATGTGCTTCAAATGCCCTTTGCAACAATGCACTCTTTTCTTCAAAAGAGGCGTTAGGATCATAAATGGTGTTGGCAATAGCAGAATTAGAAAATTCAATATTTCTACCTTGAGCAGCATATCCTGCTGCAAGTTGATCCATCATTCTAACCTTCTCCTCCATAGAGAGAGAACTACTAAATTTAGTGTCAATGTGATAATCATCAGATCCACCAATATATGCAGATGAACCAGTTTTTAATCCAGTATTGAATGCTCCATCTGGAGAGAATTTTGATGGATCAATATTAAGATTATTTCTTCCAGGATTTCGTCCACTCATATCCATTGTCGCTGCAGAGGCAGGAGCACCAAAGAAACTATTAACTATTCCACCAATACCTTGAACTAATGGGTTCTCCAAAATATTTTTCTTGATCCATTCTACAACTTTTGTAAGTGGTTCTAAAAGTCCCTCAAATCCTGAACTTACAAACTCTATAATCTTACCACTAATATCTTTAATTGCACTACCAAATGGTCTGATATTCTTTACATTACTAGTGCTCTTTTGAGGTAAATCTTGAGCATCTCTAAATTCAGAAATTTTTGATTTAGTTTCACCAGCAATACCTAGTTTTCCTAAGTATTCTGAAACCGTACTGACAACTGAACTTCCTCCAAGATTTAAGAAGTCAATTGCAGCATCAGATCCTAAGAAATAAGCAAGTTTACTCTCAGGAACAATGTACTCTTTTTCTCCACCCTCACCAACAATAACAAGTTGAGGTTTTGCAGGAATGATTCCACCTTCAGAGAATGCTGCTGCACCATACTCACCTTGTACGGCATTCATACCCTCAATGAATTGATTATTTAATTGTTCTTTACTCTCAACACCAGTGAGGGTCTTACGAATATTTTGAGCGTACCATTCTGGGAATAATTCTCTAGTTAAATTAAGAGCAACAAATCCCCATCCTGCAAGAGGAATTGCTTCACCCAGTGCAATAATTGCACCTTCCATGTCACCCTTAATGACATAGTTAACCATATCCCAAAGTGCAATACCAATATTCAGACCTGGTACTAACTTCATAAGCAATTTACCACCACCTTTTGTTCCTAACTTTTTAAGAACTTTTTGGGAGATTTGACTCTTTGCTATTTTTTGAACTTTAGGATGCATCCATACCTTTTCTAAGGCATCAGTCAACACACCCTTTGCCTTACCACTAAGTTCAGCAATTGGTTTACCAACTTTCTCTTGGAATTGATTTGCTATCTTTTTGTAAGTTTCTGGATCTTTAGCAACATTAACTGCCTTTGTAACTACATCTCTAGTTTTTTGTGCAATAGGTGTAACAGCATCTACAGCACGTCTAAATCCACCAAAAAGTCGATCCTTAAACTTATTAGCACCACTAGTGCCTTGATTGAATAGTTTATTCGCTCCCTCTCTAAGTGCTCCAACTCCCTCAGTTACAGCTTTTCTACCCTGCTGGAACCTAGTACTAACAGATTCTCTTACACCTTGAACTGCCTCTTTAGCAATTCTAAATTGCTTACCAGGGTCTTTGACTGCCTCTTCAAGAAATCTAGTTGCTTGTCTAAAAGGTCTTGTTAAATTATTTCTAAACCTTTTTGATAAGACATTAAATCTTCTCTGTAATTTTTGAATCCTACGTTTAACAGGGTCAATAAATTTTCTTCTAAGTTGTCTAAGTGGTTTAGTAAAATTTCTCCACTTCCTTTTAAGATTAGTTTTTACTGCTTTTCTAAATCTTGCAACTCTTTTTCGCAGTAATCTAAGACGTGATCGTATCGCCTTTGGAATAAGTTTCTTCCAAAGGTTTTTTAGACCTTTCTTTATAAGGTCTTTGATTGCTTTTAAGAATCTTAGAGGAAAACTCTTTGGTTTTTTATTGAGATCTTCTTCGTCTTTCTTTGATCTACGGATACCCGCTTTTTCTTCAGAAGTGGCGTCTTTAGTTAAAACTGCCTTTAATTGAGATAACCTCTCTTTCTCATACTTCTGTATCTTCTTCGCAAGTTTTAAATTTAAAACTGCAGTATTTCTAAGACGGAGCGTTTCTTTTAAAAGAGTTCCAGTTTTAGGTTTTGACTGCTCTTTCTTAGGATCTTTCTTAAGGTCTGGGGCAGTTGTTTTACCCTTTGCTCCCTTTAAATTTGCAACAGGATTTGCACCATAGATTGAAAGTATGGCGTCGTTATATTCTGTTAATCCTAATTGCTTTGACTTCATTGACTATGCTTTTGCTGTTCGATCCTTTGCTTTTCCTCTTCCAGATAGTTTTTCAATAATGCAATGTAAATGTCTTTCTCCCAAGGAATAAGACCATCAAGTTCAGTCAAACTGTACTTATGATGCTGCATTAATGAAAAATTTGTTCTGTAATAATTCTCCAGGGAATTATGGAAGAGGCTTATCCGAAAAAATTAGCAAGTCCTTCAACAACATAAGTTGATTCAACCTTAGTATTTGGGTTGGTGAATTTAACTTCATGCTTTAGAGAAGGCATTGTCTCAAAGAATTTCTGAACACTATTAAATTGTTTACTACTCATGTTCTCAAGAAACTGTACAAATTCCTCAGGGGTTGTTGTTGTACTGTCCCAAACATCTTCTTCATTGTAAATCTTATCAATTGAGTTTGCAACAAATTTGAATGTATCATCAATATCCTCTTGAGAATTAGTAAAACTATCAAGACCAGGATATTTCATTTCTACCCAAAGAGTGTCATCAATTGCAATTTTGTTAGTATGTTCTTTGTCAAATTGAACTTTAACATTTTCAATGTTAATACTAACTCTCACTTCGGTTTCTCCATCATCTGGAGCAACAAGAATAAGATCAACCATTTCACCAACAGATTTAGCTCTGATATTTAAGAAAATATACTCAATATCAAAAGTTGCTAACTTATCAAATTTAAAATCCTTTGTAGTTACACAACAGGTGATAATTGATTTCAGTGCTTCTGCAATTTGAGTATCATCTTCAGATTCAAGTGCCATCAGAAGAACTTTCTCTTCTTTAACAACAAAAGGTCTATATTTAATCCTTTGCTTTGTTGATGGTACAGTAAGGTTATAGGTTGGTGTATTCAGTGTAGGTAAAGACATTAATTAAACTCCATATCATATTTTTATTTAGTGTCATACTCTGAGAGTATTAACGGTATTCCTTTTTAAGGTTTCTGTTGTATAATACTCATAATAAAAGGTAGATTGCAATCTCATGGGTTGGTTTGGAGCATTACTAACAGTTACATCATTAACCATGTATGGGAATGCTTTGTGGAGTCGTGTTCTAGTTACAACATTATGGGTATCATAACTACTCTTTGCCTTGCTCTTTGTTCTAGAACTAGTATTTGGTTCTAGTTTGTCAATGATAATGTCATGGGCATAATTGTTATAATATTGCATTTGAGAGAATACAGTAGGTGCCGATGCTGAGACACCGTAGGACTCTTCAAATCCAAATATAAAATCAGACCACAATCTCAAAAATTTCAATGGAGTATGATCCATATCCATTAAGAACGCAACGTTCATTTCGGTGAAATTTCTAGTATGTGCATATCTGAGGTTGATACCTGGAACTGATCCCTTAAAATCCCCAGTTGCAACACTAAATCCTGGAATATTAACTTCATCTGCCAAAAAACTCAATCTTACCATATTATCTACAACAATATCATTTCTCCCAAAAACTTCAGGATTTGAATGTCCACTAATATTAAATCCTCGGTTCGCCATAAACTCCGTAAGAGTTCCATCACCGCTACTATTGATACCTACTGGTATCTCGAAAGAGATATGATACTGGTTTGATGATGCCAATCCATAGTCACCCACAATATTTTTTCTAATTCTGTCGATGTTCATCTAAATAGGACTAGGAAGTATATTTATATTTAGTATGGCATATAGTGGCAAATATAAACCTTCCCATCCCAAAAAATATAAGGGAGATCCGACTAATGTCATTTACAGATCTTTATGGGAAAGAAAATTCATGGTTTGGTGTGATAGCAATGAAAACGTCTTGGAATGGGGGAGTGAAGAGATCATTATACCTTACATCTCTCCTCTTGATAATCGGATGCATCGTTACTTCCCAGATTTCTACGTCCGTGCCAGAACTAAAACTGGGGGGACGCAGAAGTTTATTATCGAGATCAAACCGCTTAAGCAGACAACGCCTCCCCAAAAACAACGCCGTCGTACAAAGAGGTATATAACTGAGGTCACTACATATGCTGTCAATGATGCTAAATGGAAGGCAGCAACTGAATACTGCAAGGACAGGAGATGGCAATTTAAAATCCTAACAGAAAAGGAATTAAGGATATGAGCATTATCCAAGAACTAAAAGATGAAAACGCAAATACAGTCAGTAAACAACGTTCTGTAGCATTTAACTATCTGTTTAATAATGCTAAAGATGATGTCACAGTGGGTAAATTTTACCTATTTGAATATGACCCCAAAACAAAGTTACAGTTATCACGTTGGGATAGATATCCTTTAGTTCTGGTGACTAATATCTATGAAGATGGGTTCATGGGGGCAAACTTCCATTATACCACCGAAAAACAAAGAATGATCCTTGCTAAAAAGTTTCTAAATAGGAATGTTAGGATCCCCCTCAAATTGCTACATAGATATATTATAAGTCGAGCAGATAATTTATTTTTTGAAGTTCCAGAATCGGAACTAATTGAATTTGCCGCTTTGCCGATAGAGCAATTTTATGATAGTCAAAACAGATTTGTCAGCAAGAAAAAAGTTCAACAAGGTAAGCGTAAATAATGACAGCAACAAGATTAATGTACCCAAAGGAGAGTGTAAAGAACACTGGACTGTTTCTTACATTCAGGGCGTATGACTATTCCAATGCACCTACACCACCTGGTGCATTAGCAGATATCCAAAATATCATTTCTGGCAGTAACAGAAAGGCGGATCTTTCTGAAGCTAGTATTACAGATTTATCATCTAGAGCATTAGACGCTGGTAGTGGAGTACAAGCACAACGTGGTCAAGCGGATGCCCAAAATACTGGGGTAGCAAATATTTCACTTTATCTTCCACCAAAGATTGAGTATCAATATGGTGCAGAATGGCAAAAAGTGTCATTTGGTGCCTTAGGTAGCACACTGGGAACAGGTGCGGGGTTATTGGGATCTGCTACTAAAGCTGGTTTAGCGACTGCTGGAAATACATTAATGAAAACCTTATCAGGTTTAGATGGTTTTGCTGATATACCAAAAGTTGAAAATGTAACTCTAGACACAGTAATTGGTGCTGCATTTGGTCAAACCTTTAATGACAACACTCTGCAAACCTTCAATAAGATGCAGACAAGATCATTTAGTTTTGATTACTTATTCTTAGCGAGAGACAC